GCAAGATCGAGCTGTGTAACCGCAATATCCAATGGCAGGATGACGAGACCGGCGAGATCATTACCCGCTGGGCCGTTGTGGACAAGCCTTATTTCTCGAACCTTTCGGAAAACAAGCTGATGACGCTTTCGAGCCGCGAATTCCAGATAAAAATACCGTATGACGAAGAATCCAGTTTACTGGACATTGGTAAGCGGTTGATGTTGGAAGAGATCAATGGCCAGGCCAAAACCTACCGCATTACCTGTGTGGATGGTATGACCGAGCGCTATGACCGCGACGATGAGCAGACCGGCTTTTTGGTGTTGAACCTTGAGCAGGATCAGCTTGACCCGAGCACGGATAGCAAGGCCGAGATGGTTTGCGATTATAAGGAAGCGAAGAAGGCACCGGAAGTTGGCAACGTAGCGATCAAGTACAGCGGCGAAGCCAAAGTACGTATTTGCGGCCGCGGCAAAGTATTGACTGCTACCCGTGACGGCAAAGAATACGATGACTGCATCTGGCGTATTGAGCCGGATGATGAGCTGCTTCGTGAACAGGTGTATTTTGCGGAATCGGCAAATTGGAACCATTTTGTGGGAGGCAAGTGCCGGATTGCTGCGGCGGATAATCCAAAATTGAACGGGCATAGTGTTACGGTTACGGTACTATCCCCGGACGAAAAGAGCCGAGACAGTGTTGTGATAAAGGTGGTGGATGCATGAACCTGAGCGAACTTGGCGCGTACAAGCACAAGGTGGCCGGGTTGTTTGCAAGTGACCCCGATATTATTGACTTGATGCTTGGCCCTGTTGATGACGATGCGGATACTGATGAAATGCTGCTGGGAGACGACAAAGACTCTTGCGGGCATATTTACGAGTTTGAGTATACGCCGGACATTAACGAAACAACAGATACTTACCTTTGTATGGAGACTGTTGTGGCAAAAGCACCGACTGATACAGCGTACCGCGTGTATTTGTATGTGTTTGCATATTGCCACAAGAAGATCATGCAGAATTATAAAAAAGAAGGACGGCTTGGCACCAGGGCAGATATACTGGCCGAGGATGTTGACCGCCTTTTGAATGGCAACCCGGATTTTGGAATTGGACTTGTGCGCCTTGTAAATAACGAGGTGTATAAACCTGTGAACAACTATTACGGGCGCTGCCTTTGCTATGAGATACAGTCGTTTAACAGAAAGCGGGGCACGAAATGAAGGTGCCTTACTTTGAACTACTGAATCCGATTGGTTTTATGGTAGATGGGATTGGACGAGTACATTCGCCCAAATTGCGTACCATTTGCAAACGCGGCTATAAAAATTACCAGTATGCGTTGACGCTTTTGCTTATGACCCCGCATGATTTTTTTGCGGGGATTGCTGCGGCACTACATGAGGAAAAGAATCCCTATGATGAATTACCGCAAGAGCAGAAGGACGCGCTGAATATCTTTGATTTACTGACTGCAGACGAACAGACCCAGGGCGAGATAGTAACCGCCTTGGGCTTTTTTATTGATGGCACGATCACATTTGAGCCGAGCCACCGCTGCTTTTTGGTAAATGCGGTGCAGGACGAAACAGGGGCACTGGCAGTGGACGGCATGATCAACGCAGAGAATTGGACGTTGGTGTGCGATGTATGTCTGCAATGTGCCTATTTAGACCCACCAAAAGATAAACAGGCACACAAATACCGGGATGAAAAGACACGCAAAAAGTTTGAAGAGTTCTACCGCAAGAAAGCGGAGTACGAGAAAAACAAACGCGGCGGGAAAAAGGCCGACCCTGATTATGAATTGGCCAACATCATCTCGGCACTGGCCACCTACCATGACAGCCTGAACATGGCAAATATCTGGAACCTGACGGTGTACCAAGTACATGACACCTTCAACCGCCAGAGAATGAAACAACAGATAGATATTACTGACTTTAACTACTCGGTTTGGGGTGGAAAAGACCACCAGGCCGATTTGTGGTTTAAAAAACTGACTTAATAACATAAAGGAGATTGCACTATGGCTATGAATCCTAATATGGCTAACCGTGAGGTTATGAACCTGGTTCTGCTGGACTACAAGACCAAGGTCCCTTACATGAACATTGACTTTGCTAATGTTTCTACCACCAACTTTACCGCCAACCGTGTGTACGCCAAGGGCGGCTGGGGTGCCCCTAACCGCGTTGGCTTTGACGGCGAGCGTACCGGCACTCTGCAGATCGACACCCAGATCATGCCTGCAAAGCTGTTTGCTCTGCTTTCCGGCAAGGATATTGCCAAGACCGCCAAGGTCCTGAAGCGCGAGGAGCTGGCTGCTGGTGCTGATGGTCTGGAGCTGACCGAGGAGCCCAAGACCGGTACTGTCCAGGTGTTTGCTGCGTCTGACGATTGCGGCACCCCCATTGAGGGCGTTACTGCTACCGGCAAGAAGGTTACTGCTACCGGCATTACCGAGAACCAGAACTACATTGTTTACTACTACCTGGACAAGACCACCGGTGTGCAGAGCATCAAGTTTGACGCAGACACCTTCCCGAAGGCTTTTGAGATCCGCGGTGAGATGCCCTTTAAGACCGAGGACGAAGAGGATGTTATGTGCGACCTGACCTACTACAAGGCTCAGCCGCAGGCCACCTTTAACCTGGCTTTCCAGAACACCGGTGACCCGACCACTGTGTCCATCACCTTTGACTGCTACGCCAACCAGGATGGCGATATTTACGAGATGACTTTTGAGGACGGCACTGTCTGATCCTTGATTGACTGAATCTAGAAACAGGGGAGCTACGGCTCCCTTGTTTTTAGATTTTAAGGAGATGAAAACATGGAAGAGATCAAGTTTGTGGAGACTGCAGCAGCGGAACTGCCAGCTGCACAGGCAAAGAAGCCGCGCAAGAAGGCAAAGCCGCAGGCCGAAGAGGTTGTTATGGAGACTATGCCGGAGACGCAAGTGCCGCCGATGCAGCAGGGGATTGTTGTTTACCGCAATGAGGCTACCGATGTACTTGGCTTTGAGTGCGATGGCCATGGCTACCAGGTGCCAGGTGCAAAAGAATTGGGCTATAAGCTTGGCGACAAGGTTGATTTTATGGTAGTTGACGGAAAGATCGTGTTTGGCATTGCGTAATAAGTACAAAGTTTCGGCAAAAGAGGACCGCACCTATGATGGGATTGTGTTTGACTCTAAGGCCGAGATGAAATACTACCGGGATGTTGTACTGCCCGGCGTTGCCAACGGGACAATTGTGGATTATCAGTTACAAAAGCCGTATGAGCTGCAGCCGAAATTTAAATATGACGGTAAGACCGTGCGAGCTATAACTTATGTATGTGATTTTTACCTGGTGTATGCAGATGGGCACACTGAGGTAATTGATATAAAAGGTATGGCGACTACGGAAGCATTGCTGAAACGAAAGCTGTTTATGTACCGATACCCGGATGAAAACTGTATCTGGCTGGTGGAACGCAAGGCCGGTTGGATACGATATGAAGATTGCAAAAAGCGTAAAAAATAGGGAGGCTTTTATGACCAATAAAATTTTGCGGGGGGGGGTACTCCCTTAATGTAGTACCCAAAATGCACCTTACGAAAGTGGGGTGTGGGGTATGAGTGTTGCGCTGATGGGGCCGAGTGGCGGTAGCGGAAGTATTACAAGAGTAGAGCTTGTAGATTTGTCATTTTCCCGATATAGTGGCAGTTTTACTAAAACGGCAGATGTTTCTTCGTATAAAGGATACAAAAAATTCACTAATGATAATTTTGTTGTTATGACGACATCTGTATATATGGGTGATAGTGACGCTTATGCAGGCAGCAGTTACAGTGTGTCTTACAATCAAGATACTGGAATTGTTACTTTTACTGTGAAGATAAATACGAACGCAAATGGCGGGTATCATCAACATTCTGCTTCTGCCAAAGGATATTTATTTTACTAATTACAACAAGGAGTTACTTATGAATCACATTTATTTTGTCCGGGGGGGGGTACTGTGTAAACCATAGTATCTCCGAAGCATCTCGTTTAGAAAGCGAGGTGCTGTGATATGGCATTAGCTTTGATGGGACCTGGCGGCGGCGGTGGTTACAAACATCACATCACCGGTACGATTAAGGATATGTCTTTTGCTGATTGTGCTGGAAAGAGCGGTATTGTTTCTGTTGCTGCAGTCTCTGGGCCATACGACAATGACCCAAATGGTTCTTATGCAAAAAAATCAACAGAGTATTTCAAAAACCTAACAATTTCTAATGCTGGTAGTGTAAATAGAACAGAATTTCATGACATGTATAAGGGATATTGGATTACTGGATATGGGATTACCTTTGAAGTTGACAGGTTTACAAGCAGTTCAGCTTTTTCGTCGAGTGCAAATGATGGACTTAATATTTTGAGCTTTGTGACGGTTTATTACTAAAGAAGCTGTAAAAAGTAATATCTATATCGCAAACCTGCGCTTAGATTTTGATGTCTAACTGCGCAGGTATTTTTATTTTCTATAAAGGAGCTGAAAGATAAGAAATGAAAATCTATGATGAGATCACTAAAGAGGAGCTGACGGCTCCTGATGAAAGTAAAGGCTATCTGTACGAGAGCCAGATTAAAACCGGCATGACTGAGGACGCCTATGAAGTTATGGATGGAACTGTGACTGAGGATTGTCCGAATGGCTTGCGCCGTTTGATCCCCGGCCATGCTGTTTTTGAGGCTTGCCAGTTCTACCATACATATACCGACGAGGAAATCAAGCGCATGGAAGAGCAGGCTGCTGCGGAGCAGGCTGCAAAAGACCGTGAGGAGCGCATTGCCCGTATTGATAGCATTGATGCGCAGGTTACTTACACGGCTATGATGACGGATACGCTGATGGAAGAGACTGATAGCGGTGAAGGCTCCGGCAGTGATGGCGCGGCTGATTCTACTGATAGCAAGGAGGCTTAATTATGTTTGAAAAGATTAAGCGTTGGTATCCGAAACTGTGGAACAAAACCATGGTGAAGAATGCTGTAAAGAAGGGCGTTATTACTCCTGAACAGTACAAGGAAATTGTTGGAGAGGAGTATAAGGTATGAGTGTTGCAATGATGGGGGCTGGCGGTATCGTAAACAATCGCGCTTCTCTAGTGCCTGCTATGGCATCTAACAGTCAAAATGGTTATACAGTTTCTGCAAGTAATTACTATAATAATGATAGTAGCCTTTACCCAATTTGGCACGCTTTTGATGGCAACACCATCCGTGGTGGGTGGGCTGAACAAGCAAATGGTTCTACGCTATACGTCGGTGCCAGTAATAGAAACGTAGATGTTGATATTACATTTCCAAAAGAAGTATCCGTGCATGCTGTAAAAGTTATTGCATCAACCTATGAAGCTGGTGGTGTTCGACAGCCTGCAAGTGCCTCACTTTCCTATTGCAATAAATCCGGTTCATATATTTCAGTTAATATTAACCAAATAGCTGCCGGTAAATCTGGCACGACAGACGACAGTGCTGGAGTCGAATATCCTAAAAGTAAAAAATGGCGTGTCACTTTAGTAAGATTGGGTGAATATGTTGGGTTAAATCAGATTCTTTTATTTTAAATGTTTATTATCGAATTTAATTGGAGGTATATTTTATGATTAAGAATATTCTGCGGGGGGGTTATAGTAATCTAAACTATACCTCTGATATGGATACTTGTGCCGGAAAGGCGGTGCGAGTATGAGCGTTGCGTTGATGGGGCCTGGTGGGAGCGGCAGTGGTGATGCCCTGACGCTGGTTTACTCGAAAAGTAATGCTACGGGATCGCCAAATACATATACCACCACAAAGGCTGGCCCTGTTACAGTGATATTGGATTTGCCAAAAACCAATTGTAACCCCACATTAACTTTGGATGGGGCTACTGTTAATGGAACCGCGTTGAATTCTTACTATAGAATCCAGCATAATGCGGATTGGCATGAAGATTGGACCGGATATTCGACCAGCTACTCGTTTTATGCGAAAGCTGGGCAAGTTATTAGTGTAGCTTGGACGACAGGCCAGCCATCGATTAGAATTTTTGCAAAAGCTTAAATTATAATTCAGCCTCGCACCTGGGATTGGTGCGGGGCGATTTTTTGTTTTAAAGGAGAATTTTGTATGGAAATTAAGAAGAATATTACCGTGCAGGAGCGCGTGGATTTTGTGAATTTTGTTGTGGATACTTGCACGGTGGATAGTCGCTATGTGCCGGCGCTGTTTGATTTTGCCTGGCGTGCGGGCGTTGTGAAGTTTTTTGCGCCGGAGGCTTGGGAGCATCTGGGTGACCAGGATAATATTTGCGATTTTGTGTACAGCCGTGACGGCATTGAAATTGTAGAACACCCGGATATTGCCGAGGTCACCGCTGGCCTGTATGGGGCATGTGAGGAAGAGATCAAGAACCGGCGCGAGGAATACATGGTGGTTTACCAGAGCGTGGCACACCCTGACCCGATGGACCGCATTGCGGATGCCTTTGAAGAAATCGCCGGTGCCATGAAGGGGCTGAATGACCCGGACATGCTGGTGGAGATTGCCAAGAAGGCCGGGCTGGTAGGGAAGAAGGCTGCACCGGCTGGTAAGGCTGTACCGCTGGAGATTGCTAAGAAGGAGTAAGACATGGCTACGGTAACAACGCTGAAAGGTTTAGAGCTTGAAATGCAGCGGCGCATTAACCGTGCCCTACGTGGAGAAGTTGCGAACGAAGTAGAGAAATGCGTGCAGAAACATGTGCAGCAGGATGTTTTAAGCAAATATGAGCCTGTTGCATATGAACGGCGTGGCGGTGGCGGCCTGGAAGGTGAGGCCAATATCAAAAGCGCTGTACGAGACAAAACTTTGACGGTTAAGGATGTGGCGCAAATAGAGGGGCCAAGACTTCCTGGTTACTCGGCCAGTCATGCTTCTGACACTGAATTTTCCAAACTGATTGAAGGATATGGAAAAGGCGTTGCAAACCCGTGGGGTGGCAGGAATGGTGCGTGGACAAAACCGCGTCCATTTATGACAAATGCAAAAAAAGAGATTGTCCGTGAAAATAGTCAGGTTCATGGGCGGATTGTAAAAGCTATAAAAAAGCAATTTCCTGAATAAACGGCAGAGGCTTCGGCCTTTGTCTTGAGTGGTTAGTGATAAATAACCGTTGAAGAGAAAGGCCGAAAGCCATAAGGAGGATGAAATTATGGCAGAAGATTTAAATATTAAGGTAAAGGTAACACCTGATACCAGTGGGGTACAGGGGGAGTTATCTAAATTATCCAATGCATTAAATATTCCCGTTAGCTTTAAGTTGGAAAATCTAGAGAATGTCAAGAATCAGATAGAAGATTTAGCTCGTGACTATGTAAGTGTTGGTGTACACGCATATTTGATTGGCCGACCGGATATTTCTGATATTCAAGAAGGACTACAAGATCAGACAGTAGATATAAGAGCTAAAGTAAATCTGGATATGGATGAATCCGAGATTGCTGAGATTCAAACGAAGCTGAATGAGATTTCTAAGAAACTAAAACTAAACATAAAGGTTGCCGACAAAAAGAATCTAACCGGTAAACTTGAAGAAACAGCCAATAAGATGGAGACTTCCGCGGATAAAATAGCGAAAGCGCTTGAAGTCAAACTTGGTAAATCGGTTAAGATCACGCAGAAAACTATTTCGGCCATCAGCAAAGATATTGGTGAGCTTGAAAGGAAAATTTCTGGAATTAAAGATACTGACACCAAAAATAAATTAAATGGTGAACTGGATGCGTTAAAAGGAAGCTATAGTGAACTGCTTACCGCTGGCACAGGCAGTGTTATGAGTTTTGATGGGTTGATGCAAGGCTTGTCTGGGCTGAAAGCAGAATATGCTGACGCAGCCAGTGTCGAGGATAAGTTTGCTAGTAAGCAAGAGAAGTTACAGAGTGGCGCGGACAAGATAGGCGAGTCGTTCATTGCGCTACAGGCTCGAATTGCCAAGCTGAAAACGGACATGAATACCGTACCAGATGCTTATAAAACAAACGAGCTGAATACCAACTTTGCGGCAGCAACAAATACTGGCGCAGGCAGCGCAATGTCCGCATTTAATGATGCACAGAGCAAGTTTAACAGTGATAAGACAAAGGAAAATTTGTCAGCACTGAAGCAGGCATATCAGAATTTAGTCGAGGTTGTAACGAGTGCTGAAAAATCTGTAACCAGTGCCAATGCCAAAATTGAAAAAGATCTGGCCTCTGTAGAGCAGCGCGGTGCGACGTTGAGTACACAACTTAGCAGACTAACGGCTCGGGCCAATGAAGCAGAAACTGTAAACAATACGATAGGATCTAAGAATTACACTGGGCTGCTTGGAGATTCAACCTATGATAAGGTTGTGGATGCGTTGACGAAGGCTCAACAGGCTAAAGCTGCATTTGAGCAAGATATGACTACGAGCACCCTAGACAACTATACTCAAGCTGTTGAACAGTTGTCAATTGCATTGGGAGATTTTAGTAAATCTGCAACATCAGCGACGAGTCAGGTAGAAAGTGCATTTGACCGGTTACCGTCTGCAATTTCGAGTGTTGAGAGTACATTAAAAACTCTGAACGATACATATAGGGCACAGCAGAACCGCGGCAAATCTGATGCTGGAGTAGAGCAGACAATCCAAATGTATACAAATGTTCTTACTCGGATGCGGCAAATTGAGGGACAGTCTGGTACACAGGATTATAAACTGTTTACGGATATGTTTAAGGAGTTTACGCCGCAGTTGCAAAAGGCCGGTGTTGAGATCAATACTTTTTCCGACTTCTTGCAGGCCATGACATCTATAGCCACACAGGCAAAAGTTTCTATTGGTGATCTTGGCAACGAGTTTAAACAGCAACAAAGCATTGAGTCTTTGAATAAGCGCTTGAACAATCTACTGTATACCATGGAGCGCTATGTTGAGATCAATAAAAAGATCCAGGGCAATTCTGGCGTAATGAACCAGTACAATAGTGTGAAATCTGATATTCAGAGTGCTTTGCGGAGCACAGATGGCGCATTTAAAGAAAGTACATTGTCTAAGGCTGCTGAAGGATTTTCGGCACTGAAAAAACAGGCGCAGGATCTTGGGCTTGAGGGTAAGACACTGAGCCAAGTATTCCAGAATCTGTTTGGACAGCATTTTAGTACGATGGTCGCCATGGGTGCGCTGCATTTGATGCAGAATAGCTTACAGCAGGTTTATCAGAATGTCGTGGATATTGATACGGCTATGACGGAACTGAAGAAGGTTACGGATGAGACAAGCGCTGGATATGAGAAGTTTATGGATAATGCAACTTCTCGTGCTAAAGAGCTCGGAACAACTGTAACTGCTGTTATCAATAGTACAGCTGATTTTGCACGACTTGGCTTTAATCTTCAGGATGCAGAAAAAGTTTCTAATGCTGCGTTGCTTTTGAAAAATGTCGGAGATGGCATTGAAAGTATCGATAGCGCAAGTTCTATGGTTATTTCTTCTATGCAGGCATTTGGCGTAGAAGCAGATAATGTCATGCGTATTGTTAATGAGTACAATACTGCCGGGAACAAATTTGCAATATCCGCTGACGGGGTTGGACAGGCCATCCAGCGGAGTGGCGCTGCTTTGCATGCAGCTAATAATACTCTGGAAGAAAGTATTGCGCTGGCTACTGCAATGAACCGCGTAATTCAAAATCCAGAAACTGTGGGTAGATTTGCCCAACGGCATAGCAATATGTCGATAGAATACATCTATATCGGTCAAACTTCAATGAACATTATAGGACAAGACCGAGGAAAGACTTTACAGATAAAAACACTGCCGCTATGTGGTTGAGCACGTAGCGGCCTTTTTGTTGGCAAATCTCAATGAGGTAGAAAATCATGCCAGCAAAAAGGATAAGAACAGGCATTACATTTAATTGTGAATGGTGTGGGAAAGAAGTATATCAAAACGCCTATCACTATAATCAACACAAACATCATTATTGTTCAAATAGTTGCCAAAAGAAGATGCAGCATAAAATGACGTATGAAATTCGTAAGTGTGAAATATGTGGCAAAGAGTTTGAATGTTCTAAACGAAGTACACGGCGATTTTGTTCAGATGCATGTCAAAACAAATGGCAAAAAACTAATGTTGGCATCAAAAATCCAAAATTTACTCGTGAGCTTATGTCATGCGATTGGTGCGGGAAAGAAATTTATGTTGCTGCATACAAAGCAAAAGGGCAGGATCATCACTTTTGTTCAACAAAATGTAGGCAAGAATGGTATGCAAAAATATGGAGCCAGCAGGATGAATGGAAATCAAAAGATAGAGAGCGAATGATCAAAGCATTGAATAGTGGAAAAATGAGCGGTGTAGAGTCAATTCCACAATTACAAACAAATGAAATATTGGATAGACTTGGTATTCCATATATAAACGAACAGCCGTTTGTATATTATGCTGTTGATAATTATTTATATGAGCACAATCTTGTAATCGAAGTTATGGGTGACTATTGGCATGTCAATCCTTTCAAATTTAATCTTGATAAATTGACAAAAGTACAACATGATAGAATTCCTAAAGATAAAGCAAAGCACACATATCTTTCTAAATATTATGGAATAGAATGTCTATATCTATGGGAAAATGATTTGAAAAATGAGCCATATTTATGTGAGCTACTTATTGAACAGTATTATTATAATGATGGCAGACTTCCGAATTATAATTCATTTAATTATCATATTGAAAATGGCGCTCTTGTGCTAAACGAAAACATTATATTGCCATATTTTTTAAGCGAAGAAGAAACAAAAGAAGCCGGTTAATTCTCAACAAATTTGGCCGGATTATCTGTAAAGAATCCGTAACGACTACAGGAGGTGGATGGTAACATCTATCTTGAAGATGTACCCCGGAAACGGGTGAATATATAGTCTGAACTGTGCTGATAGTTCATTGATAGGCACAGACTAAGGATTAACGTCCTTAGCGCCAGTTATATACTGGTCATCAAGCAACAGATTGACAACTCTAAAAACTGTATCCATGTACCTTCGCGCAACTAAAACTGAGCTAGAAGCGACCGGTGAGAGCGCAGAAGGTATGGCTGAGACAACATCTAAATTGCGAGCTTCTTTGCTTGCATTATCTCATCAAAAGGTCGATATTCTCGATAGCCAGGGAGATTATAAATCTACATACCAGATAATTAAGGAAATGGGTGCTGCATGGTCCGACATGTCGGATTCCGAGCACAGCGCGGCTCTCGAGCTCATGGGTGGTAAGCGCAACGCTAACGCCGTTGCGGCCTTGATCGAAAACTATCAGGAACTTGATGATGTTGTAAACACGCTCGCTTCTGATAATAATTCTGCTGAGATTGAAAATCAGAAATATTTGGATAGTATTGAGGGCAAGCTCTCTCAGTTCCAAGCTACATTCCAATCTTTTTCCGAGACCGTCCTCGATTCTGATTTAGTTAAAGGTATAATTGATTTTGGTACAAGCGCACTAGATGCCGCAGATGGATTTACCAAATGGGCCGGAGTAATTCCGACCTTGACCGCAGCATTAAGTGCCTTTTTGTCGTTGTCTGGTACAAAGACTCAGGGCAGTATTCAGATGCTCGCTTACGCAGTAGGAATAGCTGCGTAGGATGCAACCTGAGTCCTATTATAAATACCCAAACTGCTGGGAAAAGCTAAGAGCCGTGTGACCACAATAGGGGAGTAATCCGCTATGATGGTGCCGAAAGGCAGAAAGAACAACACGGATGCGATAGGCTGAGATAAAAGCTGCTATCGCGTAAGTTGACATAAGATATTAAAACTACGGGGCTTCGTGTAGTGCCAAGAACGAGGCGATAGATATTGATTGAAAGGGGAGTGTGTGGTATGATTAAGGAAATCAAGGAAGAGATTTTATCATGGCGGAACCATTTCTGGATTAAAAAACATGAAGACGAACTTTACGAGAAGTACGATGGGCATTGGATTGCTGTACGAGATTGCAAAGTAGTTGCGGTCGGGAATAGTTTGCATGAAATGCCAAAAATGGATGGGACCGGAGTGCTTTGCTATCAAGTACCAGTGAACTTTGATAAGCTTTCTGAACAAATTAAAGTTAAAAGGTGGTAGTTATGCCTGGGTTTACAATAGTTAAAGAAGACGGTTGTACGGCGTTATGGGTTGATGTAAAGGCTATGTCCAACGGTAAAGAATTTGTTGGTCGTGGATTATTAGATACTGGGGCTGCTAGATCAGCTTTGACCGCAAATGTGAAGACATTTCTTAATTTAACAGACTCGACGGACAAACACGATGTCAATACGGCAAATGGGCCAGATCATGTGCCATACTATTTGATTGATATAACTTTATGCGACAGTGTTGATTTTAGTGATGTTGAGTTTGACTTATTTAAAAGTTACAATGGTGGCCCAGACTTTCTTATTGGAATGGATATAATTTCTCGCGGGAATTTGGCTGTCACAAATTATAGTGGAAAGCTTATGGTGTCTTTTGAATCGCCATCTCGCGGGAATATAGACTTTAGCAGATTGTGATGTGGCAATTACATCTGTATCATTTAATATCTTATGTCAGCTTATGCGGCGGCAGTGCTAAGTCGCGCAAACAATGTTTAATCAGCAGCCGGGATACCGCGCACTGCGCAGATGGAGGGTGTGACCTCTGGTAGCCTGGTTCATCGACTGTATGGGTAGCCCTATTCTACGGCTTTTGCCGGATGAGAGGAAAGACAGTCAGAACATCATGGGAAAGCCATGAGAAGGTTATAATTTTACAACCATAGGTATTGACATACAACCAAAGGTGTGGTATTATAGCTATGCTGAAAGGTTAGGAGCTCTCCTTTTTAATGAATGCCGTTCATTATTTTTTGTCCGAGTTTCCTTGTCAGTACCCTTTCTAGTGTAGTCGTCTGGTTGTTCCGCCAGACGGCTTTTTATTTATAGGAATAATTTTGGATTGTCAGACTGTAAATATTCTTCTTGACATGAGGTTCAATTGAACTTATAATATAGAAAAGAGTTCAGATGAACTTATAAGGAGATATTTGCAATGGAAGAATTGAGCCTTGACGGATTTACTTTGGTAAACCTTACGTCCGCTTCGACTTTGCATCAAAAAAGGCTTGTGTTGGAGCTTACACAGCAACAAGTAGCTGACCGTGCGAACATAGACTTGCAGCAGTACCGCAAGTTTGAATCTGGGGCAAGAGACATACGCAGAGCCTCTTTTGATGTTGCCTGCAGGGTGATTAAAGCGCTGGAGATGGATGTTGGGAAATTTTTTGATGGTGATTATAGTTTGGGAGAAGAAATCTACAGCGAAAATGGTGAATTGAAATATAAAAAGACTGGTAGATCAACAAGCGATAATATTGACCAGTAATAAATACTTGATATAAAGTAAGACCGCCCCGCGAAGGGACGGCCTTTTGTTGTTTATGGAGGTTTTTAAATGAACGAATATAAAGTTAAAGTTGTGCTTAACGGA